GGCCGGCAGGCCAGCACCGGCGACTCGAGCTGCTCCGGGTGATCGAGCAGGATGCGCTCATCGCCCAGCAGCGCGCGGCTCGTCTCGGCGTAGTTGGCGCGGCCGGTGACCTGGATGAGGCCCCGCCCACGGAACCGGAACCCGTCGCCGGGCTCGGTGTTGCCCAGATCCGCGCGGCCCTCGTAGGTCAACTGCTGCGCGGTCGGGCCCCAGAGTTCGCGGACGAACCGAAGCTCGCCGGACTCCTCGGCGATCTGCGCCAGAAACGGCGCCTGCCTGGTCGGCGTGTTGACGTCGAACTCGTGCATCGCGTCGCTCAGGGCGTCGGCGTAGGTCATCGCGGCGCGGCCGGAGTTGGGCATGATCGCCCGCAGTTCGTCGAATGTCATTGTGTTGCCCTCCCTGCTTTCAACGTGCATGCTCGGATCACACCAACGCAGAGGACGCCACGCACATGCTGACCCTCAACGTATCCACCGATATCGACCGCGCGCTGCGCCAGCTGCGCTCGATCACGGAGGCCCAGCAGTTCCGGTTCGCTGCGGCGCGCGCCCTCACTCGTACCGCGGTCGACATCCAGGCCGAGGTCCGCAAGAACATGCCAGGCCGCTTCACGATCCGCCGCGACTGGGTCGTGCGGAACATCCGAGTCGAGCGGGCGACGAAGGCGGATCTGCGCGCCACGATCTTCTCGGGCGACAAGTTCATGTCCCTGCAGGAGTTCGGCGGGGCGAAGGGACCGCTGCGCAACTATCTCGCGATCCCCACGAGCCTCGTGCGCCGCACCCCGAAGGACATCATCCGCAAGGCCGACCGGCCCGCGCAGCTCGGCGACCGCGCTGGTATCGTCGAGGTGAACGGGCGCAAGTACCTGGCCCTCAAGCGGGAGCGCAAGGTGCGCAGCGGATCGCGGCTGCGGCTGCTCTATCTGCTGATTCCCCGCGCCCAGATCCGCAAGCGACTGGGACTCGCGGAGGACGGCATGCGCGTGGCTCGGGCGCGGTTTTCGGATCACCTGCGAAACTCCCTCGAGGAAGCTCTCGCGCAGGCCCGCTGAGTCACGACTGAGTCGCCGTCCATGTGGTGAGGACGTGCTCTGGAGGTCCGTGCCTCCACGTCGCGTGCGTCCCGATGATGAGCAGCCCGAACCCGACGAGCGCGACGACCGAGGGCCACTCCAGCCCGCCTCCGTGCCGGATCGCGTGTGCGGCGTCGAGGATCTCGGCGAGCCCCAGCCAGCCACTGCACAGGTAGACGCCGATCCAGAGCAGCTTGTGGGCGCCGAGCTTCATCTTCGCCAGACGGCACACGGAAGCCGCGAAGACCCACGCCGCCAGTGCCAGCACGACCGCGCACTCGATCATCGCGGGCCGCTCCCGGTCTGTCCGCCCCCGGCAAGTCGCAGCCGCGACACCATCGCGTCGATCGCCGCGGATACGACCGTCTTGGCACCGGCCCCGCAGATCGCGGAGAGCGCCACCACCGCCTTCCTGCCGCCGCCGGCGAGCTCGGCGAGCCCATCCCCCATGGCAGCGCCGACGAGCGCGGACAGGATCACGGTAAAGAGCGCGATCCACCGGCCCTCGGGCTTCGTGAGGACCAGGCCGAAGAGCGCCCCGACCCCACCCCAGAGCAGCGCGTAATACGACACACCGAACACGGCGAGCAGCATGCTCGTGACCGCGGCGGATATCGTGGTGATGGAAGACACGTTCATGGCCGATGTCCTCGCCTGGCAGCGGTCACAGGACGAACCACTGCGGCCGATAGGTGAACCCGAAGGCGCACCCGATTGGATGCGGCGCTTGCCCGGCGGGGTTGCCCTCCCACCACATCTCCGCCATGCCGTCGCGCAGCGGCACGAGCACGCTGTCCGGGGTGCGCACACCTCCGCCCGGCACGACGCTGACCGTCTGTGACACGTAGGCCCCAGCCGATCCGAACTCCCCCGGCCTGCGCCACCAGACCACGATCTCGCACTGCGCTGCAGCCGTGCCGTGCGTGATGACGAGGATGCCCTTCATGCCGGCGTGCGTTGCTCCCTCGGGCGCATGGGCCCGCAGGTCCACGACGTTCCACCTGCCCGGCCGCAGGTTGGGCTGCCCGTGTGTATCGACGTCTTCCGACCACGTCGTGTTTGCCCAGGCGACACTGGGATTCGGCCACTTGACCGGCACGACCTCAGCTGCCCCGGCGGCCACGCACGCCAGCAGCAGCGCAACCGCCAGAGCGGATCTGGTCACGATTTGCGACGCCCGTAGAGGTGGAAGTTTCCGGAGGCGATGTTGCCGCTGGAAAACAGCAGGCGCACCCCGGTGACGGCGCCGGCCGTTGCCCACAGACCAGATCCCAGGATGTTTCCCGCGTTCACGACGGACGGGAAGATGTTGGCCCCGTGGAAGGTGACGATCGGGTAATCGCTTTCGCCAGGCGCGCGCAGCACGATCCGCCCCTCGATCTTCTTGTTGGTCCCGGATCCCGTTCCCCATGTCGACGCGGGGTTCCCGATCGGAATGCGGTCCGCACCCGTGGCCGTGAAGTCCGTCGCGTTGTGGCGCCCGTTGTACGCGTAGCCGGAGGTCTCCCATGTCGGCGTACCTCCGGTGCCGAACCGCAGGCCCAGATACACGTCATCCGTCGCGGGCTTCACGCTGTCGAACTCGATCTCGTAGGACTCGAAGCTGCCGTCGATCCCCGTGAAATCGATCGAGGCCGAGGAGCTTGCGATCTTCGTTTCGAGCAGCACGATGGTGGGCGGCATCGTCTCGACGAGCGCCTGGGTCGTCGAGATCAGGGTGACGCGGCTTCGGTGGTTGGTCGGGATGTCGCCGGCCTTGATGTTGGCGTATGCACCGTCCGGGGTCTGGCGCACGAGCGTCGGCGGGCTCGCGACGGAGCTGATCTGCAGCGTGGGCGACGCTCCGCTGGCCGTGTGGAACTTCACCCAGAAGGACTGCCCGGCCGCATACGCCGCGATGGTCTGCGACGGGGCCAGTGTGTAGGCCGTCGAAGTTCCGGCCGTCGTGCCGCTGTTGGCGGACTGCGCGAGGACCGAAGTGGGCGTGGCCCATGCCGAGGGAATCGCAGCGTCGGGGGTTCCGCCGATCACGCCGCGCAGCTGGGCGAGGTCGTTGGTGATCTTCGAGATGTCGGACGCCGGCGAGGTCGTCGCCGGGTTGATCGCGTCGCTCTGCCAGGCCATCTAGGTGCGCTCTCCGTAGCCGAACACGTCTACGTCCACAAGGCCCGCCTTGGGCGACCCGCCGCTGTCGTAGACGTTGATCGTGACCCCGCTGGTCGATTTGCTGGTGACCGTGAATCGATCCCCACTCGCGGCCGATTGTAGGGTTACCTGCACCGTCTGCAGGCCGATGAAGGTCGGCGAGAAAGACAAAGTCTCACCCGAGGTCGAAACTGATACATCCGGGAAGTGCAGGACTCGGTCCGGAACATCGATCCGCACCACCATTTCCGTCAGGTACGGCAGTCGGTTCGGGTCGTCCGTGGCGAGCGCGACCCGCACCTGCAGGTGCCGGAACTCGTAGGCGCCGGCGATGAACGGCGACCAGGCCGACCACGTCGAGCCGTCGTCGCTCGTGCGCAGCTCGTACTGCGCGGACAGCCCGCCGGGCCTGCCCTGCCAGGTCCACTCGGGCCCCGCGTAGTAGTTCCAGGGCTGGTTGAAGAACTCCCACGGCGGCTCATCGGAGAGCAGCTCGACGGTAGCCGACAGGGACACGACGCAGGGTGCGACGTAGCCGATGTCGATCGGGTCGAGCGTGTACGTGCCTTCCAGCACCTGGTCCATGTACGCCCACGGGCGCGTGTAGGAAGTCCATGGCTCTGTGAGGTCATCCCACACGGCATCGCCGACCAGCGTGACGCCGACAGCGGCCGGGCTCGGGTTCGTGAAGACGAACGTGTGATCGTGGGTGCCGGTGAAGCCCGCGTCGGCGTCGTCGTACTCTTCCACGACGTTGATGCTCGAAACGTCCGCCGCGGCGACCAGCGCCTCGTTCTCGCTCTCGTTGCCGGACATGTCCACGGCTTTGATGAGATACGACCCGCCGCGCTGGGAGGCGATCGAGTAGGTGTTCGCCACCGTCGCGCCGGCCGCCAGGGCCGTGCCCCACACCTCCCCCTGCCGGATCTCGTAGTGCGAGAGGTCGACGTCCGCCACGTGACGCCAGACGAAGTTGAGGACGTCGCCCTGCCGCGCGACGGTGAAACCAGCGACGTCAGCGGGCCGCGCGGTCTTGCCGATCACCAGGTGCTGCGCAGTCGCGACGGCTGAGCGCCGCCCGATCGCGTTGAACGCCACGACGCGAACCGTGTAGTCGATCCCGTCGAAGACGTCCGGGATATCGATGCTGGGCACGGTGCTCGTCAACTCCGGGCCGACATTCCCGTCAGCGGGCTGCAGGGTCACCGCGTACCCGGTTGCACCGGCCGGAGCTGCCCAGCTCACGGACAGCCGCGTGCGCACGCCCTGGGCAGTGGCGTACAGGCTCTCGCTCGTCACGAGGCCCGTGGGAGCGTCGGGGCGAGCGCCGAGAAGGGAGATGCTGCGCGGCTCGAGGATGAGGTCGGCCTCGACGGCGTCGAATTTCTCGGGGTCGTGCGCCAGCGCGACGATCTCGAACTCGTGCTTGTCGGTTTCCGAAATGGCCACGACCCGGAACGTCTGCGCTTCGACAGCGCCGCCGGACACTACCCACATGCCGCCGACGGCCGGGGCCTCCGGGAGCGCTGGGGACAGGGTGATGGCAGTGAGGCTGCCCCCGGAGTGGCTGACGGGCGTCTCCATCAGCGTGCCGTCGGCCTTGATCGCGCAGAAGGTGTACGACGCTCCCGCCGTCAACGCGATCGCCGCGTCCAGCGTCACGGCGGACGTTGTCGCCGCGAGCAGCCTTCCGCCCATGCGCGCGCCCGCGCGTGCTGGGTCTGCGATCTTGATGACCTGCCCGGGCCGCGCGATGGCGCCGTCGAGCCCCACCCGGAACGTAACGGTCTCGGATTCGAGTCGCTCGCTGTAGAGGATCCACTTGCCCGCGCGATGGGCTTGCCCCCGGCTCGTGCAGCCCACGGAGATCACGTCCGTGGTGATCACACCGTATCGCTCGATGCCGTCGCGGTCCTCGACGTACTCGACCTTCTGCCGGTAGAAGTCGGCGGGGTCGTTCCAGGTCACCAGCGCAACCGTGTGCCGTGCCCGCCGGCCAGAGCCGCTGTACGAGAACTGCCCGCCCACAACGTTCGCCGGGGCGTAGACGTAAGAGGCGTCGGTCGGGGCATCCTGCACCGCGGTGATCGCGCCGGAGGTCCAGAACGCCATGCCGCGAAAGATCGAAGCGAAATCGGCGACGACCTTGAAGGCCTCCGCGCGGGTCTGCATGTAGATGTTGCACGTGAAACGCGGCTCCTGGCCGCCGAAGCCGTCGGGCACGAGCTCGTCGCAATACTGGGCGATCGTGTAGAGCGCCCACTTGTCGACCTGGCTCGCGTCCACGAAGTCCCCGAGTCCGTACCTTTCGACCGTGAGCAGATCGTAGAAGCACCACGCTGGGTTGTCGGTCCACGCCACCTTGAACGTGCCGTCCCACGCGCCGGTGTAGGTGCGCGTCGCCGGGGCGTAGTTCGTCGGCACGAGCACCCGCAGAAGGCGCATGTCGTAGGCCCGCCGGGGGACCGCCGAGAACTGCGCAGCATCCACCTCGATGGCCATGAGCGCGCTGTTCGGGTACCGCAGTTTCGCGTCGATCAGCTCCGTGGCGGCGTCCCAGAATGTCCGGTCCACGAGCGCCGACGACTCGCTATCAGCGGTGACGCGAGTCACCCGGATATCCCATGGCGGAGAGCCTGTCAGGGGGATCCGGTAGGCGCGCTGGTAGCGGCTCGTCGTCTTCCCGGTGATCGTCTCCCGCCCGCCGAGATCCTGCGCAACGAATCCTGCGCCGGCGGACTGCAGGTCAATCGCCAGCGTGACGGACGATCCGCCGAGATCCCCGGTCGTGGTGTCCTGCTTCGTGAGCTGCGGCACCCAGATGATGACCACCACAGCCGTGAGATTCGGGTTCGAGAACGTCCGGGTGACCGGCTGCGAAGCAAGGATCCGCGTGCCGATGTCGATCGAGTTCTCGACGGCGCCGAAGCCCGGAATGTAGGCCTGCCCCTGGGTTCCTTGACGCTGCGCCCAGACGGCGCCCTGGAAGTTCCACGTACCGTCGTCGTTCTGCAGCTGCGTGTCGTCAAGGTAGATGCTCTTCGCGCCGTCGACCAGGCCGTCGATTTCCCCTTCGCAGACGAGATCGAGCACCCGCGCATACGCCCGGCTTCGCAGGCTGTCCGGGGCCTCGTTGGGGGCCCTGGACGCCCCTCCTCCGTCCTTGCCCCCGCCTGCACCGCGAATGGTTTTCGGTTTCCGCATCTCAGTCGTAGGGGATCGTCGAAGGGTCTGGGCCGTTCCACGCGGGCTCGTCGTGCGTAGCGCTCTGCGCGATGTCGCTGGTCGAAATGCCGGCAGAGATCGTCGCGGATCCGACGATCATGCGTCCGTACCCGACTGGCACGGGCTGCCCCTGCGCGGTCGTGTTGATCGCGCCGTTGAACACATAACTCGGCTTGTTGTCGGGGCGCTCGCTGTCGCCGGCGTCACCGGTAGGCGAAGGGCTCAGCATCTGCGAGATCCCGCCAAGCGCCATCGAGAAGCCCACCGAGAAGGCGATCGAGGCCAGGCTCGGGGAGAACGCCCCCAGGCTGAAGAGCGGCGTGACCGGAAGGTAGAAGCTCGCGACGATCAGCGCGGCCCCGAGAATCACCTTGCCCAGACCACCACTGCCAGCGCCGGCGATCACAGGGGCGATGCGGATCACATCGAGGCGGCTCGACGGAAGGTGCAGGTCCTCTCCGCACGCCAGCCGCGTCCCGCCGCACCAGACCCGGTAACCCGGAGCGATGTCGAGGATGGCACGCTCGAAGCCGCGGAAGTTCGCGCACAGCGCCCGCACGGCTTCGGCAGGGGTGCGGACGTCGAACCGGTGCAGGCGACCGAAGCGCCGCCCCAGCTCGCCGTAGAGGCGGATCTCACGCATGGCGCAGCACCTTGACGGTGTGCTTCCGCCAGTAGCCTCCGTAGACCTCGCGCGAGGACAGCCGGCCGTGAAGGTGGTGCAGAATCGTGCCGTTCTCCAGGTAGATCGCGCCGTGATTCGGGACGTCGGAGGCGATCTGCATAAGCAGCACCGCACCGTGGTGCAGCTCGGCGCCGTCGACGAACCCGGCATCCCGGAAGTGATCCAGGTAGAGGTTTTCGCCGCGGCGCCACCATTCGTCCCGTCGGTCGTAGTCCGGCAGTTCGATGCCCCGCTCCTGCTGGTACCAGTCACGGATCAGGGAGTAGCAGTCGAGCACGCCGTGCACGAACGCGCGACCGATGAGCGGCGCGCGGTACCCCTGCGGCTGGAATACGTGCCAGGTCTCCGTCGGCAGGCTGACGATGTGCCAGGGCAGCGAGCCGCGCTCGGCCATCACCAGATCCGCCTGGCTCGGCGTCGCCGGCACACCGCAGTGCGAGTGCACGACGCCAACGACCTCCCCCGTGTCCTCGGCCGCCGCGTAGTCCTGGGGGTCGAGCACGAACTGGCTGGCGCCCTCTGCGAGATTGCGGCACGGCCGATAGGTCGCACGCCCCTCGGCGAACACGACCAGACCGCAGGCCTCCCGCGGGTAGTCCCGTCGGGCATGGGCGAGCGCCGCGTCCTGCCAGCTCATCGGAAGAGCCCGGCCGCCGGGAAGCCGCCGAAGGGCAGTTCGTTGCCCTCCCCGAATCGCCGCCCGCAGGAAACGAGGCGCTTCCCGCACCGGTCCTGCGCCAGCGTTCCGACTGGCTCGTCGGCCTGGTTGAAGTAGTTCGTGCCCGTGTAGCCGCAGTCCGCGCCCCGGTAGATCCACGGGCAGACGTTCTGCACGATGTAGCGGCGCGGCAGCTGCACGCCGGCGACGTCAAAAGCCGCGGCAAGCTCGAACTCGACAAACACCTTGTTC